AGAACTCAAAGGAGGGGGGGTGTTGGTCGGCAAAGACCTGCGCCTTTCGGGAAATTTAAGTGTAAAGTATCATAATGGTTTAGTTGATGAAGATGACCTTTATTTAAAAATGCATAAGTGGCTAAATTCTAAGATAAGTTTAGGTGATATTGATGATGTTACATGACTAAAGGTGAGTTGAAATGTTAAAATATTTTATAGGATACGCATCTGCTTTTACTGGAGGTGCTTTGCTGTTTTATTTTTTAACATTCCTTCTGGGTAATAACATCATTATTCCACTTGGTATGCTTGGCCTGCTACTACTTCCTGTAGCCGTTTGCTCACAAGTGATATACAAAACTAATGAGTTAAAAGAAAGTGCATCTCTTAAAGCCGCCGAACAGAGAAGGCTTGATTATTACATATCAAAGAAAATATTCCGGTGTTACTGCTGGCTAGTTTTTTATATCTTTACTGCTTTGTTGTTGCTTGTTGTTTATTATCTTGGTGAGGCAAAGTACATCTTTATCAAAGAGGTCGTTGTCGTTGTTGGTGGCCTATTTGGAGTATCGTTATCCTCCATACTCCATTTACACATGAAGTATGTGGAAGTTTCTGACTTTAAAGCTCATTTGATTCAAAGAGAAAATAAACTCAAGAGACAAAGAGAATTATTAAAAGGCTTAAGAGAAAAGAGTTAGTCCGTTGCAACAATTAATTAATAAAATAGCCCGCCTTGGCGGGCATATTTTATGCCTGTAAAAAGAGGTCCCAATGGATGTTCAGGCTTACCGCGTTGCCGTGCGCCTTGCGCTGGATGACCAGATCACGCGCAATCTGCTGCAGGTGAGTCGAGATGTGATCGAACTCAATAAGAAGTTCGTCACCATTACAAAGAACATCAAAGCTCTGACCAGCGCCGCCTACGAAGCAACATCTGCGCTGCGAGCACTTAATCGCTCTCTGAATAATCAGTTTTCTGGCGCATCCCGCGGTGCGCGTGAGTATGCCGGTGCCATCCGGGAGATTGCAGACCAGGCACAACGCATGAACCGTGCTTCCCGTAATGCGCCGCTGCTGGCGGGAAGTTACGGTACGGCAATGACGCTGCCTGTTCTCGCCGCTGGCGCTGGCGCTGCAGCTGCAGGCGGCAGCGGCGGATATGGCAACCATGGCGGGGGACCTGCGCTGCCTTCGCCTTCAGAACAGGGTGGCTGGTGGCATGGCTGGCGTAACGGTGTGCCACCGGGCGGCTGGGGCGGCGGCGCAGGGCATGGCGGAGGAAATGGTTATTCCCCTGGCGGAGGCTCATATTCAAACGGCATGACCAACCTGGCCACCGGCTATATGGGTTTCAGAATGCTGAAGGGCTTTGTTGATGAGGCGGCCCGCTACCAGACCATGACCGAGAAGTTCAGACAGTTCGGCATGAGTCAGGCTGCGACAGAGGAAGCACAGCATTTCGTGGAAACCACACGTGTCAGAGGCTCATCTGCTACTGACATGCTGAAATATCTGGTGGAGGCGCAGGGGGTATTCAGCGAATCCGGTGCAAAAACGCTTGATGAGCAGCTGCGCGCGGCAAAACTGGCAGCACCGGTGCTGGCGCGTCTCACCTTCGCCTCACGCGGACTGGATGAGCATCAGCGCGAAGCCACCACCGCTAAGCAGATGGATATGCTGCGCTTCACAGAAACTGCGGGTGGCCTGAAAAGCCCTGAGCGCTTTAATGAACTGATGGACGCTGCTTTTCGCGCCATTCAGTCTTCAGGTGGCAATGTCGATTTCACCCAGTACCGTCAGTTTATGGCCAAAGCGGGAACCTCCGCGTTCAGCCTCAGCAATAAAGCATTATTCGCCGAGCTTGAGCCCATCATCGGTGAACTGAAGGGCAGTTCAGCAGGTGATGCGCTGATGACCGCTTACAACCGGTTGAACGGTATTATCAGGCTGCCTAATCAGGTGACTCATGACCTGATGAAAATGGGTATCTGGGATGCCAGCAAAATTGAACTCAACAGCCTGGGCGGCGTAAGGCGTTTCCGGGGCAATCCGCTTATCAACCCGCAGCTCTTCAGCAAGTCACCGGTTGAATACTATGAAAACGTCATCCTGCCAATATACCGCAGGAATCATTACACGGATGAGCAAAAGCAGCGTGAGAACGCCCTGATATTCGGGCGGACCGGCGGCAAAATGTTCAGCCTGATCGACAGGCAGCTTGAGACGATTCATCATCGTATTGAAGCCTATGGCATCGCGCGGGGACTGAATGATGCCTATGGTGCAGTCGGGAGCACCTATAACGGCAAAGCGATCGACTTCCACAAGAAATGGCAGAACCTGCAGCTGATAATGGGCAGGGATGGCGGCCTGCTGGACACCTTCACGCATGGGCTGGACAGCCTGACGCACTCACTTAAGCGAATGACAGACATTGCACACAAACACCCTGAGATGGCGAAGTTTGCAGGGCAGGCAGCGCTGGCCGTTACGGGCCTGGCGGGTATCAGCGGTGGGTTCTGGCTCATTAAACATGCGGCTGGTGCATTGCTGTCACCGCTTAAGCTGGCGGGCTGGGGCATCGATCTGCTTATCGGGAAAAGCGCCACCACGGGGCTGACCGGACTCACTGCCGCGCTTACCGGGCTGCCTGGCATCATCTCTGCCGTAACGCTGGCGGCCCTGTATCCGGGAAGCACGGTATCGCATAGCCGGGAAATGGCGGAACGTGACCGGCTGGCTCGTCAGAATGCGCTTGATCACGGGATTGACTATAAGCCCTGGACGCCTTCTCAGTCGGACTTCGACAGACAGCAGCTTCGGGAGCAGGGGTATCGTAAAACCGGCCGGTACCCACCGGTACCGCCAGTGACCGCAAGTCACGACTCACAGCCCGTCAACCTTCTGATGACGTACGAAGGGCGCCAGGTGCTGGTGGCTACCGTAATGAGCGGCATCAGTAAACAGGCCTCCAGGGCACCTTCCACCACCAGCGCTTTTGATCCATCAATGCTGATGGTGTATCCGGGTCAGCCCGGCACACTCTCAACACCCTAGCGGCAGGTTCAGTGAACCTTCGGCCACTAAATGCAGTAGCCGTCATGAAACAGAATAAAGCCTTAAGAAGCCATGTCAGGGGCATGTCTACGGGCTTTATCGACATATGGTTTTTGTCAGGTAATTCGTCCCACCAGAACAGGTAATATATTGCCTTTTTTTCACTCGATTGCAGCCTGTTGTGCTGAGCTAATTTATTCCTCTCACTTCTGGAGGGGATCATGAATAAAAGCAAAATTATCTTTTCTATTCTTATGGCCACCAGTGTCTTTTGGGCTGGTATGTCTGAGGCGAAAACGTCGAAGCAAACCGATGATCAAATCCGTCAGCTTATTATCGAAGATTCAATCGCATCATATCCCGGTGTGTGTGCATGCCCTTTTAACTCTGCGCGCAATGGCAGCAGCTGCGGGAGGCGAAGTGCGTGGAGTAAGCAGGGTGGATATGCACCGGTCTGTTATAAAAAGGAAGTCTCAAAGGAAATGGTTGATGACTGGCGTAACAGTCATGCCTCGTGAATTAACCAGCTCCAGCAGGTTATAACTCGTAAGCCTGGGCGGTCAGCAGACAACGGTGCGTAAAGGTTAAGTCCACCGTAAACTTTTTGCTGACCTGTTCACTGTTAATCAGTGCGTCAGATACCGGTTAAGGTGGGTCTCCGCTCAGGGCTGGTGATAAGAACTGAATACGGCTCTTACGTCATCAACAACAGTGATTCTGGCATATCCGTTTTTTCAAACTTCATGATCTTCCGCTTTTCCCGGCTGTTCCCATACCCCGAAGTCAGTCACTCCTGATACAGGCAAACGCAGCATGTCACTACTGAATTCACTGACGCAGTATGCTCAGGGTATCGATCCGACGATTACACGCCTGATGTTAGGTGAGTTCGAATTCATGCAATTTGAAGTCCCTGAACGCATTGCCATTCGCGGCAGGCAGAAAATCATACAGCATCAGCTGATTGGCGGCCGGCGCATTATTGATGTGCTGGGTACCGGGTACGAGCCCCTGGCCTGGTCAGGCATTATCACCGGATTGCAGGCCGGTGAACGAGTGCGTGCGCTGGAGCTGATGCGGGATAAAGGGCACCCCGTAGTGCTGACGCTGGATGATTATCGTTTTACAGTCGTGATTACAGCTTTCAGCCCGGTCTATGAATTTGTCTGGCGCCGCCCTTATTCCATCGAGGTGGCAGTTGTCAGCAATGAGGGCTTCCCGGATAAAGTGGATGCACTGACCGGAGCCCTGCGAGGACTGATCGACAGTGACCTCGGACGTACACTGGGGCTGGCCAATATCATCGACATTGATGCCGTCACGCAGGCAGTTAACGTCCTGCATCTGGCCGTGAAGCGGGTTACCGATTTTGCCCATGCCACGGTTGGGCAGATACAGGCGGTTATCAGGCCGCTAGTCGCCGCACGCAACATCGTTGAGCATGAGCTGGCATTACTTGAAGCCGCAGCCGCAGACATCACATCACTGGGAGGTTTGGTGCCCGGTAATCCCATTTCAAAAACCGTCAGCAATCTTCTCCTGCAGTCAGATCACACCACGCGCATTCCCGCCCTTTACCGCCTGCAGGAAATACTGGGGCGGCTGAACAAAAACGTGAACTCTGGCCACACGGCTGATGGTGTCAGAGCGGTGACGCTGTCGGGTGGTAACCTGTATCAGGTGGCTTCAGAGCAGTATGGCGATGCGTCTCTCTGGGCCAGCATTGCCGAGGCAAATGACCTCACCGATCCGCATCTGAGCGGTATCCGCACACTTAAAATTCCCACCAGCCCGGCGAGTTAACGATGGACGTCAACAACTCCCTCACTGGATCCAGCGCCCGCCATATCAGCGGGCGTTGTTTTTTAAATGGAATGGACGTGCCCTTTGTGTCGTTCAGCATAGAGAACAATGCCTTTCGTGGCGCCGGGACTTTTGATCTTATGCTGGCCATCTCAGCACTGCCCCCGGCCATGAGGATGCTGAACTGGTGGGCGTTGCAGACCACCATCAGGGTCGAGCTTTTCATATCGATCATTACCCGGGCAGGCACTGATGAGAAAAAGCACATCACTGGCAATATCGATAGCTGGCATTACGATCCGGCACGGTTTGAGATATCGGCAGAAGGGCGCGATTTCACCGCCAGGCTGATTGATGCAAAGACTCCGGGTGAAAGCTTCAGGAACCTCACCAGCTCACAGATAGCGACCATGCTGGCACAGCGTCATGGTCTGACGCCGGTGGTCACGGCAACGACGCAGCGGGTTGGTGAGTATTACCAGATTGATACGGCGCATCTGACCGGCGAGCAGACTGAATGGGACCTCATTACCACACTGGCGGGTATTGAAAACTTCTCAGTTTATGTGAACGGCGACAGTCTGCACTTCGAACCCAAACGGGACCCGGCGAGTCCCGACGACTATGTCATCCGGTGGCAGCCGCCAGGCATGCAGGCGTATCCACAGTGCAATATCTCCGATGACCTGTCTTTTTCACGCTCGCTGACCATTGCAAAAGGGGTGTCGGTTGAGGTGCTGAGCTGGAATGCTAAGCGAAAGAATAAACAGTTCATGGCCTCTTACCCAGGCCCGGGCAAAAGCACAGTCCCCGGAAAAACCTCATCTGAAACTCAGGTCTATCGCTTCATACGCAACGGATTAACGCCAGAGGCAGCCCATGCGCTGGCGCAGTCCATCTACCGGCAGGTGGTACAGCACGAGATGAAATTCAGCGGCTCAACGGCAGGCGACAACCTGCTCATGCCAGACATGCAGGTAAGAATACAGGGTACAAAGAGCCCGTTCGACCAGATTTACCGCTGCGATCGGGTGCGGCGCACATTGAGTCTGGAAACAGGCTACACGATGCATATGTCGGGTAAGAACCACGGCACGGCACTGGAAATCGGGCGATGAGAGCGCTGCTGAATATCATGGCGGCAACGGCACGCCAGAGCAGTGCGGGTGAAAGCGGCACGCGACAGGGCATCATCACCGCCTATGATCCGGACAGTTATGCAGTAAAAGTTCAGCTGCAGCCAGCGGGAGAAGAAACAGGCTGGATACCGCTCAGCTCACCCTGGGTAGGTAATCGCTGGGGAATGGCCGCAGGCCCGATGATAGGTGCAGTGGCAGAGGTCGAATTTGATTCGGGGCTCACTGGTGTGGGTATGGCAGCGGGGCAGTTTTATAACG